CAGCGCCTCCACCACCTGCTACAACTAAAATATCCGCCGTTAATGAAGCATTAGTTACAGTCAATGTGCCATTGCCTGTAAAGGCTCTGTAAAAATAAGTAGCATCACTACTAAGAGTTCCTCCAGTTACTACGGGTTTAGCTACACCTATTCCATATAAACCTGCTGCAATGTTTCCAATCATTAAGCAACCGCACCTGTAATAATCCAAGTGTTGGCTGCGGTTCTAAGTGCAACGCATGACTTATATTGTGCCAAAGTTGGTGCTGTTGGTGCTGCACCTGCTGAAGCAATAGTTACACCTGCACCAGCAGCAAAGGTTAACAACCCTGCGCCTGTGTTTAGAAACGTAATTGCTGAACCGACTGCGGCAGCTGTAAGAGTTGAATCAGGTGCAATAGTTACTGTCTTTGTAGAAGCATTACTTGTTTCCACTAGGGCTTGATAAAGGTCTGTATTGGCTACTGTGTAAGTAGCACCTGATTGAGTGTTTAAGGTAAATGTAACTAGCCCGTTAAACATTGCAGCTGAGAGAACATCACCCGTTGAAGCTGGAAAACCTGTTGCCATTGTATTACTCCTTAGTAGCTTAGTATATCATCACCGAGGACGCCATAGGTCGTGTTACCTATGATAAACCCGTCTGTGATTGGTTCAAGTGTGGTAAAAGTACCTAACCAGCGGTTAGGGGTTATATCCCAAGCAACACCTTGTACTTGCAAGTTCTTGGTGATAGTTGACCCGTCAGGCTGGATATTGGTTATATCTACATTTTGAAAATAGTCAATGTCTAGCATCGTGGCAGTAGGGACTGAAGTGTCATACAAATCAACAGTCATTTGGTCAATGCGGATAGTTGTATCAGCTCTCGTAGCCACATAAATTTTGGCTATGTTCAAGGCTTCGGCGTCTGTCTCAACAACTAGATCAGCGTATGAAACTGAGTGAGGAAAGTATGTAGCAACAGAGTCTGTGTCTTGGCTAAATTGAGCAGTACCGCCAACTCTTGTAATTGTTGCTTGGTTAATAATTAGTTTGTCATCGAAGGCAAACTTCAAATCTTGATATGGGATTCCGCCAGTTTGATTAAACTCAATAGGTGTGCCACCAGCTGAAGCAATTACATTGGCACGATTCTTAAAAACCGCTTGCCCTTCAGGGTCGCAATAGAAAGCCCCTTGTTCGCTGAACTCTGCGTTAACAATAGCTTGTAATGCTGTCCTAACAACCCCTGGGTCTGCAACACATGTAGAATTACCAGTATCTACTGAACGCATACCATTAGGAAAAGATACGGTGTCCAACACCTTATTGATTCGTGTGCCAGTATCTTGACCTGCCGCTTGTCCTGTGATCGCCGTCACAGTAGCCAAGTTAAACAATCTAAATGCGTCAGATACCGAAATGTCTAGATAACCAACATTTTCACCTTTGTCATAGCTGTAAGCATAATCAGTTGTATAACCGCTGAAAAGATAATAAGTATTGCCACCGACTGAAGCTGAGATACGAAGTTTGCGCAATGGTGTTAATTGACCGTAGTAAGGGCTACTTGTGTTCTGTGGGTTAAAGTCGCCATTAGTGTCATAGATTCTGACCTCGGCTGAACCTGATTCATAGGTGTCTCGCAAAATATTGCGACCACGCCTTATTTTTACTGACTTAGTTATGTCCGTTAAATCAACTACTAAAGCTGGGGCTGTTGAATCAGAAAGAATACCAAACCCAAGCCTGCCATTAACAGGGTCTCCAACCGTAAAAGGGTTTTGAAAAGTCGCACCCGACGAGAAGTTAAGGCTTACATTGATTGTTGCTGGGGCTGTCATTGCCTAAAATCATTACGGTTCAAGGTAGCAAAGTTGCCACCGCCTGCTTGGTTGATAAGTTGTAGTCTTACATATTCTGCCCAGTCTTTGTCAGTAACCAAATTACCAGCAAAGTTGTTAATGATCGTAGGGGCATTTGTTTGGTATCCACCTTGATATGCAATAGGTGTACCCATTGGGGCTGTAATTCCTTGGAAGGTAACCATATTTTTTGCGTTAGCCAGTTTTGCTAATTCAGCTAAAGCCATTTGAACATACGCTGGGTAATCTGCAAACGGGTTTAAGGCTTTAGGCAGGCTTGTAATAAATGTGGCTAATCCTGTTAATCGAGCCTGAGACAACAACAATTCATTACTTAGGCGGTCTGCCTCTTTAGCATTACCTGTGAGTAAAGCCAGTTGCAGTTCTAATCTAAGTTTTTCGTTAGCTGTAATCTTACCTTGTAATGCAGCCAAAATGTTAGCCTGCTCAATATCTAAAATGCCTTGGGACTTTTTTAACAGCTGTGCTTTCTTTTGCTCAGCAGTTAAAGCCTTAGTTGCTTTAAGTTGTTGCTCTGCAAGTCTTTGGGCTTTTTGATCTATTTTCTGCTGTGCTGCTCTTTCAGCACCGCCCTGATCGCCACCCCTGGATATTTGCAATAAAGGTTTTTGTCCTGTTAGGTCGTTCCAAAATTGAGTCCAAGCCTCTTTAGTAAATAATTCTGTCCAACCAGTTGCAAACTTGGCAAGGTAACCTGTAGCTGTACCAAGTGCTGTGCCTAGCCTTGCAATGTTTTGTGCTGTTTGATCTATATTCCCGTTACCGTCTGATAAGCCCTCGACTAAGCCCTTACCAACATTTTCTTTTAATTGGTCAATAGCAATGTTTAGCTTGTCTATTTGACCTGTGTAGCCACTAGCGGCTGAAGCAGCCTGACCAGCAAAGATTGAGTTAAGGGCTTTAAGGATAGTTTGAAAGTCATTAGCTTCGATCTGTGCCTTTGTAAGACCCAACTGCATTTTCCCTAACGCAGTCTTATTGCCCCCGTAGGCTGCACTTAATGCCTTGGTTACGCTACCTAAATCATAACCTGTGCCAGCACTTATATCTAATGCTGTACCTAATAGTTTCTGAGACTTGGCTACATCTCGGGTTGTAAGTAAGAATTGTTGAAAGGCTGGATTAAGAGTTTCGTCTACAATGCCTGTGGCTAGGCTTAATTTGTCAATATATTTATTGACATCATCTTTACGGTAGGCAAGGTTTAAGTTATTAAGTGTGCCGTATAACGCCTTCGCAGACTTCTCAGAATCGTAAAATGCTTGGATTGAATTGCGTCCAAAATTAAGTACACCGCCACCAAGGGCTAAAGCAGCAACCTGCTTACCAAGTCGCTTGACGCTTTTCTCAGCTTTAGCAAAGGCAGCCTTGCCGACATATTCAGCACCAATCTTGACCGATAAATCTGTTTTTGCCATTAGGCGGCTCTCTTTCCTGTATCAAACTTAATTTTGGCTGACTCCATTGCTTTAATAATTTGTGGCGTTACTTTGCCGTAAGTCTCAGCCCATGCTCTAAAAATAGCCCGTCCGTCCATTTTATGACTTGGACGACCTGATTGGTTAGCCTTTCTAGGCGTGCGATAAAGTTCAGGCATACTGTGAATAAATTGACGACCAGCGTCAGGGTTATTTGAGTGACTGTACTCTTTGCTAGCTGTTTTTCTGCCAGCTATCCAAGGCTGTCCATTAGGGTTTTTGCGCCCAGCAGTTTCAAATATAGCACCGCTAGCTTCTGAGTTAAACACTTGTGCAAAATAAATAAAGCCTTTTTTGTTTGGCTTGCTTGGCGTGGTTGTGTAACCAACACCTCTACGGGCTTTTAATCCGTCATACCTCGGAAAAGGTCTGTATTTAATAGTTTCTAAACTAGAGACAGGCTTACCCCAATTTGTTAAAGGTGATTGGCTAGGCAAATAAGTTCTAGCTTGTCGCACTACTGGCTTTAGATAATTAGCCATTTCCTGATTTAATTCTTTTCCTAAATTTTTGTCATACTTTTTTAGCGCAACAAGTAGGGCTTTACCGCCTTTTACCTCTACTGTGCTGCTCAATTTGTTTAACCCTATCCTTCATATACGCCAAGGTTGCTAACAACATTGACTTATCCATGTTAATAAACTCGCTGTGAGGTATGCCTGTTTCAACTGCTAATGAAGCAATTAAATAAGTAAAGTCATACCTCGTCACCCATTTGGGGTATCAGCGTCTACAATCTCTACCTTTTTCAAGGTCTCTAGAAACTGCTCACCAAAAGGCTTTACAGTTTCTCCTGAACGGCGTAGGGCTTCCCAGCAAACCCAGTAGAGACCAGTTTGTCTTTCCTCGTCCCTAAAGTATTTGTGAAAGCCCATTTTCCAATGTTGTTCAAATGCGTACTCAATCGCTGGTGTAATTTCCAAAATAGATTCCTCACCTGAAGCCTTGGTGATTTTAAGTCCTAGCATTTTTCTCCTTAGAAAGTACCTGTTGTAGCAACCGCTACTGTACCGCTGATATTAAAGGTTAAATCTTGTACTGCTAGATCAGCAACAGAACCGTTAATGTCAGTTGTGTTGTTGATTAGACAAGTCATTGTGTACAGCGGATTAGTTGCGCCAACTGCTGTGCCTTTTTCTTGTAGTAGTACAACAGTAACATTTGTTCCCCATGCAGCCTGTAATGTAGCAAGTACATTTGCAGCAGCTGTGTCGTTTAGGAAGCTGATTGTTACAGATGAGGCTTCTAAGCCCTTTACAAACTTGTGACCGCCGTCACCCATTGCTGTTACCTCTAGCTCGTCAAATGAACGGTTTAGAGTTACAGCTGTTACATGGTCGGAAAGATCAACAGAGTTAACCTTAACGCCTACTTTGTTATTTAGAAATACAGCCATTTGGTTATTCCTCGTCTTTCTTTACGATTTTTGGCTTTTCGGTTTGTGGTGCTATTTGCCCGACTTTTTCAAGCCAAGCCTTATCCTCGGAAGGAATATCATATTCGTTGCTCATT